TCCCCACCAGGCCATAATGAAAGCCGCGCAGATAGGATTTACTACCACAGCAATACTTAAAAGCCTATGGTTAGCATACACAAAGAAGATGGATATGATTTATACCATGCCAACCTTCTCAGACGTGCAGACCCTGGTTACATCAAAGGTGGACCGCATAATAGAACAGAACCCAATACTCCAGGAATGGGTAGAAAAGAAAGATACCATACAGCAGAAGCGTGTGGGTAATTCTGTTATATACTACCGTGGAACGTGGAGTGAACGTGAAGCCCTATCAACATCCTCAGACTTAAACGTCCACGATGAGGTGGACCGCTCTAACCTTAAGGTGGTGGACCAATACTATTCACGTCTCCAACACTCAAAGTATGGCTGGCAGTGGCTATTTAGTAACCCAAGTGTTCCAGAGGTAGGAGTTCATAAACTATGGTCCAGGAGTGACCAGAAGCATTGGTTCGTAAAATGCCCGCAATGTAATAAAAAGCAATACATGGTAATGGAGAACATTATGAAGAAAGAAGGAAGTGAGGACTATTACTATGGTTGTAACAACTGTAAGACAGAACTAAATAGAAACGATGGAGAGTGGATCGCCCGCTGGAAGGACAGAACATATAACAAAGATACAAATCCAAATGGAGTAAATGGCTACTGGATTTCATTATTGATGGCTCCGTGGGTGTCCGCTAACACAGTCAAACACTTAGAGAAAACAAAGCCCGCTGACTTCTTTGCTAACTTCGTACTAGGGATACCTTACACTGGCTCAGGTAACACGGTCCAGAAGGATATGATTATGCGTAACCTTACTGACGCAATAAACGAACAAAAAGGACGCATTGTTATTGGAGTAGACCCAGGAAGTGATATCAGATATGTGATAGGTAACCGAGACGGGATATTCTATTACGGAGACTGTAAGGGTTATGGAGAACTCGAGGCTCTTATGAAGCGCTGGCCTAAAGCAATTATGGTAATCGACTCAGGAGGAGACTTGATAGCAAGCCGTGAGTTACGATCAAGATACAAAAACCGCATATTCCTAGCTTACTACCGCTTAGACAGAAAGAGCGAAGAGTTATTCTCATGGAACGATGATGAGGGTTCAGTAACAGTTGACCGCAACAGAGGCATTCAGCTATTGATAGATGAGTTCACAGACAGAAGAATACCAATCTATGGGACCGAAACTGACTGGTATGATTACTGGGTTCATTGGTCCCACATCTATCGAATAAGTGAAGAGGACCAACTAGGTAAACTTCGCCACAAGTGGATGAGAAGTGATCGTGACGATTTCGTCCACGCAACACTTTACTGGAGAGCAGGAATGGATAGGTTTATGGATGGAGAAGGAGCAATCATTAACATACAAGAAAGTATAGGAGAAACGGGTTACACTACCACTGCCGATGGAAAAAACTTGTTTCGTCCACAAAGAATATACTAAAATATTTTACAAATAAAAATATTAGGTTTATAATTATATTATAAAAAAATTAAACACAAAACATTATGGGAATAATAAATAATCGTAACGCGTTCAATTCAGTTAGAGGAGTCCAGCAACTCTTTGGCCCTTTAAATAAAGGAAAAAAATCACTTGATGAAGATGAGGGTGAAGAACAGTTGCAGCCAGAGTTTGAATCAACAATGACCGAAGAAGAAATCATTGCGCTAACTGCGCAGTGGATTTCCGAAGATGCAACTTATCAGAAAGACATCAAGACACAACAAAAAGACAATGTCAATTATTGGTTAGGAAAGCATTACAATGACCTACAAACATCAGGGACAAAGCGTCCACTGACTGATAATCTTATCTTTGAAGCAGTTGAAACGTTCCTACCTATTGCTACCCGCGCAACCCCAGAAGCTAACGTGTCTACTACTATGGGACAGCAAGACAAGCTAACGAAAGCACTACAACCAATACTTAACTATCAAGGAGAAAGAACCTTAATGAGAATGAAGTTGAAGGGCGCAACCCGCGACTGGGTCCTTAATCTTTTAGGTTGTATTAAGATTGTCTGGGATACTACAAAACAAGACTATGATATTAAGAAAGTCAGCGCAACCCGTTTGATATTTGATAAGAATGCTGAAATAGATGTAGACGGAACTTATTATGGAGAGTTCCTCGGAGAAAGAAAGCGCGCATCTGCTCGTAAGCTCTCACGAATGTTCCCAAAGAAAGAATCTTACATCAGAACTATGTGTCAGGGAAACTTTGGAACCAACCTCAATTACATTGAATGGAATACAAACTACGACCTATTCTTTACTTTAGAACATCAAGTCCTCGGAAAGTTCAAGAACCCACACTGGAACTATGACGGAGAAGTAGAGAGAGAAGATCCAAACACAAAAGCAAAGAAGAAGGAATTTGTTAAGGGAAAAAACCATTTTGATAGACCAATGATACCTTATGTCTTCCTTTCAATCTTTAATCTAGGAAAGCGTCCACACGATGAGACTTCCCTAGTCTTCCAGAACATCCCACTACAAGACACTATCAACAAGAGATACCAGCAAATAGACCGCAACGTTGAGGCCCAGAACAATGGTATTGTTTTATCAGGTAAATACTTTACAAAAGAACAGGCCGCAGAAGCTGCTACCCAGCTTGCTCGTGGTAACCCACTATGGGTCCCAGAAGGAGACATCAGCCAGGCATACAAGAGAGATAACGCCCCACAGCTACCAGGAGATGTCTTTAATCACTTGAGAGACGCCCGCAATGAGCTCCGTAACATCTTTGGAACTTCAGGTTCAAGCCCAGAAGGAACCAAGAGCCAGGAGAGTGTTCGTGGAAAGATACTCATAAATCAATTAGACAGTTCTCGTATTGGTGGAGGGATTACAGAATATATAGAGCTTATGGCTGGAAACCTTTACAACTGGTTCGTCCAGATGATGTATGTTTATTACACAGATGAAAAGACATTCCCAATAGGCTTGGACCGCAACAAGGATACAATGGTCGCGATAATCAACACAGACTTCACTCAACCAGTTCACGTAACAGTCAAGTCGGGTTCCCTAGTACCAAAGGATCCACTAACACAGAGAAACGAGGCTATGGACCTATGGAGCGCGCAAGGAATAGACCCTATCTCATTCTACGAGAAATTAGACTTCCCTAACCCTTATGAATCCGCAAAAGACTTATTGACATGGACTATGATAAAAGAAGGAGCATTACAACCACAAGCTATGTTCCCAGACTTTGGAGGACCACAGACCGCAGTTCAAGGAGTAGGTAACAGTGGAGTAGTAAGCGCAGAAGAAAGTAATCAAGCAAGAAACAATACACCAGCTGAGGCTGTCGGAGCCACATCAGCACAATTATTAGGTAGCGTAAAATTATAATATGTTAAACAGAATAAAACCTTTTGGATATTCTCCAGACCACATAGCAAAGAAAAATAAAGAAATCCAAGATAAGTATAAAGAGCAAGATAAAAAGAAAGCAGTAGCTAAGAAGATGAAAACCTTTCATGGTCGCCCAATAGAAGAGCTTAAAAAAGAAGCTGGACTAGGTAAACATAAAGAACGCTATGAAAGATAACAAATATATCAACGACATCACTGAAGACCAAGAAGACTCAAGAAAGAATGGTGACGTCCAAATAATAGAAGCAGGAGAGAAAGAAAAGTGTGAAGACTATCCCAAGTCGGGGAATCAGTCAAGTGAATATTATAAAAAATAATTATGTCAGCAAAAATATCTACAAGAAAATATCTAGCAGCAAAAATGTCACAAGGCATAGGTTTTCGTTCTAAGGCAGTCGGAGACGAAAAAACCTGTCCTGAGTGTGCTGGGAAGAATGGAAAATACAGCACAGGAGGAAAGCCACCTTATCACCCTAACTGTAGATGCTCCGCTGGAGAATAAATATATGGGAAAAATGAATGAAAGCACAATAGATAATCATATGTTTGTGAAGTCTCATAAAAAAGCTGTAGCTCATAAAATGCCAGTCAAACATGAGACAAGTAAATTTTTCACTAAATTGACAGGGAAGACTCAAAAAGAACAGATGGATAAACACGAAGAGAATAGAGCTTATCAAAGAAGACATGGTCGAGCTTGGAATGATTAATTTAAATATTATATGATTTCATCAAAAGAAAAACTAGAGAAAGCAAGTAAAGAGTTCCACGCTCATCAAAAGGACTGGAAGTCTTCACTAGGAACAAAAGAAGAGTTTGAATCAGCTCACAAGAAAGTGGCAAAGAAGATGGGTGCTGTGAAAGGATATAAACACGCAGTAGCTCACACCACAAATGGGGAAAAGAAAGGATATAAAGACCCAAAGACAGGTCTGACACATCCATCAAAAGGAGCATTTAAGGATAGGTATCAAGGCAAGTAATTAAAAAGTGCGTTATGGGTTTACTAGGCTAGTGACCCCTGGGGCTAATCCCAAAAAACTTACCCGTAAAAATATATGACTTTAGAAATAGACGAAACAATGTCTAACGAAGTAGCTTTTGAAGGAGATAGTAAACAAGAAGACATCTTTAAGTTTGCAGAACCAGAAGAAGCAAAGGAAGAGGCAACCGACTCTGACTCACAAGAGGATAATAAAGGTGAAGTATCCGAGGCTGAAGAGGCTGAAGAAAAAAGGGTTCCTTATAGTAGATTTAAGGCAGTAAAAGAAGAGAGAGATAGTTATGAATCAACGATAGCTACGCTTGAGGAAAGACTATCTAAATTGGAAATTACTCGCCAAGAGTCAAGCTCCGAAGGAGAACTAACAGTACCAAAAGAATGGGTTGAATTGTATGGAGATAGCGACGTGTCTAAGCGAGCTTATAAAATACAATTGCAACGTGAAGCACAGATAGAAGAGCGCGCAATAGAAAAGGCTCTCGATAAGTTTAGAGGAGAGGCAGATTCACAAGAGAAAGCGCTGGAACAGAATGAAGAAATTATAGATGATGGATTAGAACAATTACAAGAGTCACTAGGGAAGAAATTCTCTCCTGCTGTTGAAGAGTCAATCCTTTCTATCGTTGATGAGTTCTCACCAGTAGGGTCCGATGGTAAATACATCTCACTCTTCCCTTTTGATAAAGCCTATGAAATCTACACACTTAGAAATAAGGGAGCAATACAAAAAACTGTACAAGCCCGCAATCAAGTCGCTGACCTCACAAACAACGGTTCTCAAGGAGAAGCAGAAGGCCAGGAGGGATCATTCAAACGTGGATGGGACTCATGGAGAGAAGCAGTTTAGCCTTATCAGATTATCAATTAATTTAAAAACATTATTATGGCATTTACAAACAGAGTTGACACAATCACACTTGACTATCTTGTACCACAAGTAGTTGATACAGTGCTTCGTGGAAACGTTTTCGCAACAGCAATGTTGGCAAAGACAAAGAAATTCCGTTCAAGTACAATGGACTTTCCAGTTAAGTATCAGAAAGGAGTAGCAGGTACATCATTCGCAGGATTTGACTTACTTCCAACTTCAGCTTCAGATACACGTGTACTTATGGTTTACAACCCAAGATTTTACGCTATTAACGTAGCACTTCCAGGAACAGAAATTGCAGCTAACAACACAATCCAAAAGGTTATGGACCTAGCTACAGTTGAAATGAGAGGACGCGCACAGGACATGGCTGATGATATCGGTACACTTCTTTACGCAGATGGTACAGGTAACGCAAACAAAGACTTCCTAGGACTTGCAGCTATCGTTGACGATGGTTCAGCAGTTGCATCAATCGGAGGACTTTCACGTTCTACCTATCCTACACTTGCATCAACAGTAACAGCTTCCTCAGGAGTTGTCTCACTTGCAAAAATGAGAACACTTAAGAACGCTATTGCCGATGCAACAGTAGAACCAACAGTAAGTTATACAACATACGCAATCTCAGCCCTTTATGAATCTCTATTGCAACCACAAGAAAGAATCATGAAGTCAGTTAACATTGCAGAAAACTTCAAAGGTTACACAGGATTTAAGACATTGGAATTCGCAGGACTTCCAGTTATCTCAGATCGTAAGTGTACTTCAGGAGTATTGTTCTTCTTAAACGAAGAGTTCTTAGACTTCTACGCTCTACCAACAGCAATCCCACAATTCGGTGGTGAAGCAGTTCCAGTAGCAAGTAAGTTGTTCGTAGGTAACTCATACAACGAGGTCGGATCATTAGGTTTCTCATGGACAGGATGGATTAAATCAACAAATCAATTCGCTTTCAACAGTTTCATTACTCTTGGAGGTAACTTGATTACTGATAACCCACGTCGTCATGGTAAATTAACAGGAATCACATCTGTATAATCCATTATTAGCTTAAACGAAGACAATATATGGCATTAGACTTAGCAAATTACATCCCAGCATTAAAAGCCCTAGCAGTAGGAGTTTATGCTGGATCAGGTGCTCCAACTTTCGCAGCAAAGAAAGGTTCGTTCTACTTAAATACAGCTGGTTCTTCCACTGGTGACCGTGCATACATAAACACAGATGGATCAACTACTTGGACCGCAGTAACAACAGCCGCTTAGTTCGAAATTAATATTATTAACTTAACTTAAAATAAATTATGGCAACAAAATTAACAGGGTTTGCAACTCTTTCAGGACAAGATTTGCTAACAAGTTCCTCTTCTCAGGCAATGCCACTAGGTGCATACATGGAAACTCCAGATGGACGTGGATATAGATATGCAAAAATCGGGGCAGTAGCAACAGTAGCAGGAAAGGTATACCAATCAGCAGCTCTCGACGCAACAAACCAGACACCTTCAGGTGGACTAGCAGTTGCAGCCGCAGCAGCAATTGGAGATACTCAGATTACAGTTACTGTAGGAACATTAGCCGCAAACTTGATGGCTGGTGGATACCTTTCAGTAGATGTAACTCCTGGACAGGGATACACATATCGTATTGCAAGTAACACAGTCGCTTCAACAACTTCTGTAATTACATTGGAAGATCCTTTACAAGTAGCATTGACTACAAGTTCAAAGGTTATCTTTACAAAACATCCTTACGATGGAATCGTAATCGAACCAGGAACACCTACAGGAATGATCGTAGGAGTACCAAATGCAATCTTTACCGCAGCATACTATGCTTGGGTACAGACTCATGGTGCTTGTGCAGTCCTCTTCACAGGTACAGGAGTAGCAGGTAAAGCAGTAGGTTCATTGTCTGGTGGTACATCAGGTTCAATGGCTCCTGCAATAGCAGCTACAAACATCGGTGGTTATCATATGGCAACAGGTATAACAACAGAATATTCTTTGATATACTTAAACATTAACTAACCTCTTAGTAGTGTCCCTCTCGGTATTGAGGGGGGCATTATCTAGGACATTAGAGAAAGTCACTAATACCCTAGTTTATAAATAACAACAAAATAATATGCAAGATTTAGGAATGTATGACAATGAGAAGAGGTATATCTTTAGTAACTGGACTAACGAAGATTTCGTTGGAATGTTTGCAGGAGTACCAACTCTTATAAAGGCAGGGGAAGTTTTAGAAGTTCCTCAGCATAAGGCTTATTTATTTACTAGACACTTAGTGAATAGGGAAATGATGAAAGCCAATAAAGATATTGAATTAGACAACCCAGATTCACGTCGCCCATTTGAAGATAAGACTATTGCTGAAATCACAGCAGGAGTTGACTCTCCAGCTATGGCTATCCTTAAGAAAAAGATAAAGGATGAAATAGAGGTAGAGAGTGGAGTAAAGGTTGCTAAGAAAGAAGTAGCTAAAAAAAGTAAAAAAGAAGAAGTCAAAGAGTTTGAAGATCTAAACTAATGCAATTATTCACTCCCACAACAGCAAAGATAGCTCACGACCACAAACAAGAAGAAGATGTGGCTCAAATAACATATTTGTCTATAACCTTAAAAAAGTTACAAGACCAGATCAATATTGAGAACACAAACTTCTTAAAAAGACAGGCTGAGCAAAGAGAGCTTTATGGGAAGGAGAAAGAGCGACTACAAGACGATTTAAGGGCTCTAGAAGCCTCTGTAGCGCAAAAAGAACGCAGATTGATAGAATTACTCATTCCGATAGATGGACTCAAGGAAAGGGCAGAATTGACGCTTAAAAACGCCCAAGCTGAAGCCCTCTCAATAATGACTCGTGAAGAAGGAATTGCAGAAAAAGAAGAATTACTGATGACGAAGCTAGATGATATCTCAGAAAGAGAAGTAAAAGTAGCAGAGAACGAAATGAAGATAGAGTCAAGATTAAAAGGAATTGAAGAAGAAGCTCAAATAATAAGCAATAATCATAAATTATTGAATGAAGAAAAAGAAAAGTTCTTAATCGAAGTAAAACAGAAAGAAAAAACTTTGCAAGAAAAAGAATCTAGTATTACAATTATAGAGAGGAGAAATAAAGAATACCTCGAAAACAGAACTGAAGATTTAAATAAAAAAGAAAGAAGTCTAAATGACCGCCGCGAAGCACTTGAAAGAGCATTCAAAGAGGTCGAGAAGATGAGGGCGCAATTATTAACTAAAAAATAAATATTATGGCAGATGAAATATTAAAAAGAGATCAAGATAGAGCAACTGTTGGTGGCG